TTGATTGACCCTGAGATTGAGGAGATTGCAATTCTTGGAAATGTTCAGTCTGGAAAATCGTGGGTCATCGAAGGTGCGTCGTGCGTTATCCCGATTCTATTTCCCGGCCCGACTTTAATTCTTCAGGACATCGACCGAAACGCAAAAGACTACCTCGACACTCGTTTGCGAATTTTATGGTCAGCAGTGCCGGCATTACAGTCGTACATCGGTGACGAAGGAATCCCGAAGTCTGGTGCGATTCAATTCCGTGATAACACCTGCTGGGTACTCGGTGCAAATAATCAACGCAACTTACAAGGTCGCTCGATTCGTTTTCTTCTCGGCGATGAAATCTGGCAGTGGCCTAGCGGTTCATTGTTTGAAGCCTTCCGACGCATCACTGCGTATAAATGGAAAAGTAAAACAGTGCTATGCTCGCAAGGCGGAGTCGAGAAAGACGAGTGGTCGTCGTACTGGGAAACTACAACCAGATCGGTGTGGTCGTTTGAATGTCCTGACTGCAAAACCGTACAGCCGTACAAGTGGGAGCAAATCGTTTTCCCAAAAGAAGCTCGTACGGTCGATAATGGATGGGACTTAGATTTAGTGCGTCGTAAGACTACTTACAAATGTTGCGGATGCGATACGCACTTTGCGGACTCGAACAAAGTAAGACAGGAACTTAACGCGACTGGTCGTTATGTATTAACAAACCCGAACGCTCCTAAATCTCGTCGTGGCTATTCTTACAATGCTCTGGCGATGCAGTGGGGTTTAACCTGGGGCGATTTAGCCGTCGAGTGTATTGAAGCCAAGCAAGCCTTTACGACCAACGCAGACAATACGCGCCGCCAACAATTTATTCAAAAGCGACTTGCCCAAACCTACAAAGAGGAACCAGACGAAATTAACCTGTCCGCATCGGTCGGGAATTATAAGCTCGAAGAGGAATGGAGCGAAGAGGGTGGCTTTGTGCGTGGTCGACCTGTTCCTGGTTCAATGCTCAACGACGAGATGCGTACGGCCCCCGACTTTGTGCGTATGCGATTCCTTACGGTGGACGTTCAGCGTCGTGGCTTCTATTGGGTAGTCAGATCGTGGAACGGCGAAGGAGCATCACGACTAATTCAGTGCGGTTACTCGTTTGCATGGGGCGAAATAATTGACGTACAAAAGAAGTATCAGGTACACGCAGCCAATGTGTTCGTCGATTCAGGTGACCAACAAGACGAAGTGCTTACCGCCTGTGCCAATAACGGCTGGCACGCTACACGCGGTGACCAACGAAACGAATTTACTTGGAAGGTCAGAACCCCTGTTGGAATGAAGAACGAACACCGGGCCTACTCTCCGCCTGTCGTGGAAAACATCGGACAGAAGCGAGCAAAGCGAACCTACTTTTCTAACCTTAGATTTAAGGACACGCTCTCACTGCTTATCCGTCAGGGCAAACATACGCGCGCCGACGATGCCCCCGAAGCGTACTTGCAACAAATGCAGTCGGAAAAGCGAACCATCACGAACAACGGCAAACCAATCTGGGAGCAAATCGCCTCAAGAGATAATCACTTTTGGGACTGCGAAGTTATGCAAATGCTCCCTGCCCTCGGCTGGAGACTAATTGCCCAACCTAAAAACAAAGACTCCGACGGCGAATCTAACGACGAACAAACAACCACAGGTAGTTAATTATGAATTTCTTGACTAATTCGCATAGTCTATGGCACGAGCAAGCGGATGTTTTCTTATTCTTACCCAATCAAAAATTGAGGCAATCGCTGATCGTGCAGCAACGCTACTCATGGAAGGCAAGACGATGATGTCCTATTCAGACTCAGGCACATCGGTTACTAAATCTTTCCCGATGGATGTTCAACAGACTTTAATCGAGTGCAGATATGCTCTCCAAATCAAAGACCCTGAGCAGTACGGTGCAATCGACCGCGTCAGAGTGTATAACGGCCTGTGGAACTTCCGAGGACTGTAATTTATGCCATCCAACAAGAAACCATCAAAGGCTAAACAATTTATTAAGGACGCTAAGGCTAAGGCCAAGAAAAGCGATTCCTTGAAGGCCAAGTCGTACGGTGGCGGTGGTGGCACTGGTATCTTCTCGCAATTCGAGGGAGCCAAGTATTCTAATAAACGTAATTGGATTCAAACACCGTGGCCTGCTGACTTTAAGCGCACGATGACGAGTTTTGACCGTCAAGAGTTAACGCGTAAGATGCGTTGGCTCTACGTCAATGCCGGTCTGATTCGCCAGATTATTAACGACATGAGCCTTTACTCCGTGGGCGATGGTATCAAGCCTCAAGCTGCATCGGGTAACGGATCATGGGACATTCAAGCGGAAAACTATTTCAAGAACTGGGCAAGCAAACCTTGCGAGATTACTGGTCGCTATAACTTCGCCGAGGTTCAGCAAATCGTTTGCAAACTTATCGACCGTGACGGAGAAATCTTCGTCCTAAAAACTTACGGCAAGAATGATAATCCTTTATTACAGCTCATCGAGTCTCACCGCGTAGGTGTTTCTCAAGATGCGTACGGCACTGCGTCGGGAATGTTTGACGGAGTATTGTTTGATAAATATGGTGCAGTCGTTGGCTACAATGTTATCCGTTCTGATGGCTCTGCTCGTCTCGTTCCTTCGCCTTCAATTTTACACATTCACCACCCTGAGCAAGTGAGCGGTGCGAGAGCATACTCTCCACTTCAGCACTCGATTAACAACCTCATCGACATTCTCGAAATCGTCTCGCTTGAAAAAGTAGCGATGAAAGTACAAGCAGACGTAGTCCGCACCATCACACGCGAGAACCCACAATTTGACGGATCACAGTCCGACTTCGAGGCCTTCGGTATGCGTCCTCAAGATTATCCTGGTCAAGTCTACGACCAGCCTTCCGAGACTGGAACATTTATCGGCGGTAAGACTTTATCCTTAGCACCAGGTGAAGACCTTAAAATGGTCGAATCAAATCGAGCCAGCCCTAACACGGTCGGAGCGATTGAACACTTAAATCGGGACTCATGTCTCGGCACTTTGCCCTATGAATTTGTAGTCGAGCCTAACAAGTCTGGCGGTGCTATGCGCCTAGTAGTCGCTAAAGCCGGACGTACTTTCAACGCTCGCCAGCAAGTCTTAATCAACCGCCTTTTAATCCCGACTTGGGGTTATGTTATCGGTAACGCAATCGCCAAAGGTGAACTGCCAGCAAACGATAATTGGCACCGCGTGTCGTGGGTAACTCCTAAGAAAGTCACCGTGGATGCAGGCAAAGAAGAAGCGGCGACATTTAAAGCAATTCAGCTCGGCCTTAAATCGTTCAGCGAATACCACGCAGAGAACGGTAACGACGCTCGTGATCACGACCTTCGTCGTGCAGCGGACATCCGTCACTCTATGGATGCGGCAGTCGAGCAAAACATTCCTTTCTGGACGATGTACAAACCAGAAAACACATCGAACGCAGACATCACCGTAACCCCCGACGATGATACACCAGTCGACGAGGCTGATGTACCAATGAATGACGGCAACGAACCCCTCTAAAAAAACAAAACAAACACTTTATGAAAAACTTAAACAAAGACATCAAGTCTCACCGCCCAATCTTAATTCAGCCGGCTCAAGCTGCGGAATACCTAGACCGCGTCGCTCAAGTCGACGTACCACTCAACGCTAAGGCTTCCGACGTGGAAGAATTTATGGCGATGGTGTTTGGTAAAGTCGAAGTACTTGAGAAATTCCCACCTTACGCAGTAATCCCTGTTAAAGGTATTATCGGTAAAAACTTATCTGAACTCGAAACGATGTGCGGATGTTGCGACATCAATGACGTTCAAGAAATGCTCGAAGACTGCGAACGCGATGCAACCATCACGACCGTAATTCTTAACATCGACTCTCCTGGTGGTGTGTCCGTTGGCGTCCCTGAACTCGCCGAGAAAATTAAAAACTACTCCAAGAAAGTAATTTCATTTACCAGCAACGAAGCCTGCTCCGCCGCCTATTGGATTGGTTCACAGGCCAGCGAGTTTTACGCAACCCCATCCTCTACGGTCGGATCTATCGGTGTGTACGTCGCTTTCCCTGATATGTCCGAAGCCTTCAAAATGGACGGTATCAAGATGGACGTAATTAAAGCCGGCATTTACAAGGGTGCTGGAATCCCTGGTACAAGTCTCGACAACAATCAGCGCAAGATGCTTCAAGACGAAGTCTTAGAAATTCACGCTGACTTTAAGAACGCAGTTAAGTCTGTCCGCTCATTCGTGGAAGATTCCTCGATGGAAGGTCAATGCTTCTCCGGCAAACGCGGAGCCGAGGCTGGTTTAGTAACTGGCTTAATCAATGGCTTTGATGAATTGATGGAATCGCTCGACGCTAATGTTCACGCTCAAATGGAAGCGGACGAAGAGAACGACGCGCGCGAAGAAGAAGCCGAAGAAGGTGAAGAGTCACACGGCGGTGGTATCGGCGAGAACGCTAAGTACATGAAGAAACTCTCCGCAGCTGATAAGGCTTTGCTAGGAGTAAATCTTAAGAAAGCCGACGACAAAATGGATGCCGAAGAAGAAGAAGGCGAAGACGAGAAGGGCTATCCAGCACAACCCGAAGACCGCAAAATCACTCCTAAAATGGAAGACGCGGAAGAAAAGAAATCCGATAAGGCCGAAGACGCAGAAGACGCGGAAGGCAAAAAGTGCGAAGAAGAAGTCGACGAAGAAGAGTACTGCCCTAAATGCGGTAAGCCTCATGACAAGCCTGACGCAGAAGATGCTAAGGCCGAAGACGCGGAAGCCGACAAGTGTGACCCAGATGATCCAGACTACGACCCTGAAGACCCAGACTGCGATCCAGACATCAAAGCAGACGAAGAGGCCTCCGAAGAATCTAAAAAAATGGCTGATGACCAAGCCGATTCAGGCAAGCGTCCAATCGACACTGACGAAAAGCACGACCGCTCCGGTACTAATCGTCACCGATAATTCAGCAATCACTTGACTCCTTCGCATAATACAAATGACGCTCGAACAATCTCTCAAGGCTCTTAAAGAGGCTTTCACTGGAAAGTCTAAAGAAGCTGAAGCACTCGCAGAAGCACACGCTAAAGTCGTTGCATCAAACGAAGAATTATCTGCTAAAGTTTCTTCACTCGAAGCCGAAGCCGCTAAAGTTTCTGACCTCTCTAAACAGATTGAAGAACTCACTGCTAAATTGTCCGAAAGCGAAAGTCTTAAAAAGGCTGCGGTAACTCAAATCGAATCCGTTGGTAAGAAGTCAGCCGAGATCGCAGCGTCCGTTGGTGTCGCTCCTGTTGAAATCAATCCTGCTACCGAAGCCTCTGCTCCTAAGTCGAACGCAGAAATTTGGGAAGCATACATCAGCGAAAAAGACTCCGCTAAGAAGCAAGCCTTCTACAATGCTAATCGTGGCGCTATCATGGCACACCTGGGCATTAAATAATTTTCCCTCACTCACTCACTCATAACATACTATGTCTAACTCCGTATTAAATCAGGGTTTAGCTCCTCAGTTTGTCGCTGCCGAAACGCTTCGCACTCTGGTTCCTATTCTCGCTCCTCTCACTAAAGTAGCCGTAACCGATTTCGGTTCCTACGTTGGCGAAAAAGGTCAAGTTGTACACACTCGTTACGCTAACAAATTCACCGCAAGTGACTATGTAGCCGCTAACGGTTTCGTTGCTGCAACTGCTACCTCCACCGACGTTGCAATCACGCTCGCCGATCACCGCTATGTAATGACTTCTTTCACTGACACTGAAGTCGCTGCAATCTCACTCGACATGCTCCGTCGCGTATTTATCGCTCCTATGGCTAACGCTACCGTTAAGAGCCTCTTCGATGACGTTATTAACAGCACTACCACTGCTAACTACGCCACAGCTGCTTACTCTGGTTCAAAGGCTTCCTTTAACCGCGTTGCCGTTGCTAACGCTGCAACCAGCCTCACTAAAGCCAACCTTCCCTTCGACGGTCGCTCTTTACTCTTAAGCCCTGACGCTTTCGGTCAACTCTTACAAGACGCTTCAGTCGCTCAGTACCTCTCCATCGGAGACACCTCAGTAATTCGTGACGGCAAAGTTGGTCGCTTACATGGTCTCGACATCTTCGAGTACAATGGCTTCCCAACCTCCGGCACTGCTTACACCGAAGGCCTCAATGGTATCGCTTCATGCCGCGAAGGACACGTAGTCGTGACCCGCACGGTTGCTGCACCTACTACTGGTGGTGGCGAACAAATCAACGTAACTGATCCAGACAGCGGATTTACTTTCGCTCTCCGTAGCTGGTACGATTGGACACGCGGTAACACCAACATCTCTGCATCCTGGTTAACAGGTCACAGCGTTGGTAACCCTGACGCAGCTCAGCGTATTGCCTTTACTTCGTAATCGCGATTCACACATAACGAAGAGAGCCTCCCAGAAATGGGGGGCTTTTTTTTGCCCCGAAATAATTGACTAACTCGCATAAACTATAAATGAGCATCCAAGACGAATGGGCATCTGATGCCTCGCAAATTCTAGCCGAGATTCCTAAAGCCGTCACCGTCCGCCGTGGATCAGGCGCGTCGACCTCGTTTAATGTTTTAATTTCACCGCCTATGGTCAGTCAGGACTTAGAGACTGGTGGCTTCATGAACTCAACTTCGTTCGATGTTAAATTCCTCCGCACGGACACGGAAGCCCACGCAGGGGTCGTAGTCTACGGCAATTTGATTCATTATAACAATTTAGACTTTAGAATTGTGGCAGTTAACGACCGTCCGCCGTCCGCTTGGATTATCGTCAAGGTGCAATCGAAAGGGGAGCCAGCCTAAAGGTGACTGCTGGAAGGGGTGTTTTACCCCTCTGGCTTGCCTTCTGGGACGCTTTGATTGTATGGCGGTCAAGACTACCTATGGTCAACCAATAGACACAACTGCCCTAACAAAGCATTTGCAGGACTTTTCTAGGGTTATGGGTCTAGAATTGGGCAAAGAGGTGAAGCATCAGGCCGCCTTGTGGTGTCGGGACATGATAGACTACACTCCGCCGTTCACCAGCCCTGGTAATGGTTCAGATAAAGGCTCTAGGGCTATTGGCATGGATAAGATTGCTGGTCAGATTAAATCTATATTTAAGCCCATCATTAGCAAAACCGATTCAGCATCACCATCCGAGGTCGCAGCCATTGGTCGTGAGGATGTTTTCAAAATGTGGACAAGCGGAATTAAAGCCGGCAAAGCTGATGACTACCTTACGCGTAATCACCGTAAAACTAAATGGTCTGCATTTCAGCAGAAATATAATTCAAGCAGTATCGGCGGTACTCCTAAATTTACTGATCGTGCTGGAATGAAAGCGTTTCACGATTCACTGCGTACAAACAACGGACGCGGTTACGTTAAAAAGTCTGCAATCAATGCCGGCAATTATATATTTGTTAAAGACGAGTCTGACATCAACTGGTACATCAAACAGAAACAAAAGAATGTCGGTATCATGAAGTCAGGCTATTATTTTGCCAGCGAAGCATTAAAAGAATCTGTTGGCTTTCCTGCGTGGGTTAAACACTCTGAAGGACAAAGCGAAAAGATTGCCGTTAATGATATAGCCAAACCTTTACAACCTACCGTCATAGTCGGAAACCGAATTGGTAACATTACGCAGAAAGTATCCGCCAGCCGTGTAAATTACGTTACTCGTTTGCGAGCTGAGAAAATGCGTACGCAAATGAAGAATGAATTGAATCGTAAAAAGATTTCACTATGGCAGGCTACTATCTCAGGTCAAATCTCTGGCACCGCATCTTTCTTCTCATAAAATTTTATGCCTACACTCTACGGAATCCGCACCATCACGGAAGAATCACTCTTAGCCTGGTTCACGACTAACATCTCGGCTTTGCCCGGTGTTCAGATTGTCAAAGGCCAGACTGCCGACATCCGATCTGTCCCGATTATCATTCTCCACGCTGAGACTGCGACGGCTCACCGCGATTTCGGTGCCAAGCCAAACGGCAACTTTGAAATCTCCGTTAAGATTTACATTTACTCATCCGCCGACGATAACACGCTCGACCAGCACCGCGCGCGCGTCGAAGCAGTGCAAGGTATCATGCAACATTTGGACGGTCTTAAAGCTGCGTGGACTCAAGGGTCGCTCTACGAGGGCTGGATTAACTCTGACGACGAAGGGGTGTCTGACCGCCGTTACGGTAATGTCCTCTCCTACACTCTAGTCTGCGTATATCCGCCAGAGTCCGTTTAACCCTTACGGCTGACTCTTGACTCTTTCGCATAGATTATAACTTACAAACATGGCCGACACATCGACTACTTACGGAGTAACCCACGCATACGGATTAAACGGAACGCTCACTTTTGCGACTATCCAATCCGATGACATTTCAATCAAGAAAGCACTTGATGTCGAAATCATGGACGAGAACGGTGTAGTCATTACCGACCGCCTTGATGATGATCGTGCTGAAGTATCCGTTAGCGGTGTATTAAAAGTAAAGTCTACCTATCCTACAATCGGTACGCACTTCACTTACGACGGTATTCAGTACATTATCAAAGACGTAACCGACGCAGGAACCAACAATGGTTTCCGCAAGGTAGGTCTCAAACTGGTTAAATACCAAAACATCGCCTAACCCCAATAGGGGTTTTCCCACTGTGGCTTCCCGGTGGACTCAGGCTGCGACGATTTTACCGCCGACTATCAAGGTCTGCGGTCATCGTCTTTTGCCGTTTTGTCTTCGCCATCGCGTAGCATTGGAGGCGATTAACTCACCGCTCTTAAGCCTGGACTCGGACATTAGAGCTGAGGACGTTATGGCAGGAATTAAAATTCTATCGAGTCACAACATCGAGGACTTCAAAAAACCTTTGTCATTCTTTGAACTTATCCACTTGCATAATATGCGCGTAAGTAAAAAGAAACTCAAAAAAGAAGCAGGCAAATTACTTTTATACTTTCAGGCTCAATCTCTCTGGCCTCGATTCTGGGATCAGGACAAAAAAGGAAAAGACATTGGCGTAGACTGGCCTTTAGTCGTTGTAGCCAATTTGACTAAGAACGGATGTTCGCTTAATGAATCATGGACAATGCCTGAGGCTGAGGCAGTCTGGTTGCACGTAGCCAATTTGATAGGCGATGGGGTTGATGTTAAACTCGTAACCGAAACAGAATCTAAAGCGATGGAGAATGAATTAAAAGAACTCGAAGCCGAAAAAAACAAACAAACGAAACAAACTAAATAACTATGGCAGACGACGTGAAGGTTAAATTTTCTGGTGACTTCAGTGATGTTCCCAAAGGTGCAGAAGCGGCTGCTAATGCGGCAGGCACGGCTATGCGTGGATACTTTGGTACTTACACTAAAGGATTAAAAGATAAAATGGCTTCCGCGTTTTCAGCGGAAAGTCTGGTTGGTGGCTTTTTAGACAGAGTTAACGCTCAACTAGAGAAATTCAAAGAGATTGACACGCTCTCGCGCAAATTAGGTGTAAGCCGTGAAGAGCTACAGAAATTTGGTAAAATCGGTAAAGAGTTCAACCTAGATATGGAGACGATGGGCCGATCTATTCAATTCGCCAATAAGACCCTTGGTGCCGCCGCAATGGGCAATAAAGAAGCTGAGAAAAAATTACAAGAACTTGGATTCACTCAAAAGGAAGTTACATCGGGTCACATTAAGGCTACAGATGTATTATATAGACTGGCTGATGCTTATGAGCAAAATAAAAAGGCTAGAGGTTCAGAAGCAGCCAATAACATATTAGCAAAACAAACAACGGATTTATTTGGTCGTGCTGGTTCAGAGTTAATAACTATATTGAAAGATGGTAACGAAGAATTAAAGAAACGTATAAATTTATTAGAAGTTTATAGCGATGCCGAAGTTAAAGCCGGAGCCGCTGCCGCAAGAGCTAAGGAAAGAGCTGAAGCAAGATTCAATAAAACTGTTGTTGGTAGATTTATTGCTGGATCTACTAGAATGATAAATGATGAAGATTTGTTTGGAAATGTTATGTTTGGAAGTGGCGAAGAAGGTTTCATGGGTGAAGCATTAAAAAAATCTGGTTTTAAAAGTAAATCCGATGTTAAAACATTAGAAGATAGCAAAAAACTAGCAGAAAATCTTGCTAAAGTAGCAGCATCGGAAGGATACACACCTGCAGAATTAGAATCAGCGTTCTTTTCTCACTTACAAAATAAGTTATTTATAGGAGATAAAAACAGAGAAGTCATGGAAAACATGCAAATGTTCTTTAACAACATGGCACACCAAGCCGATGTCAACGAAGCCAAAGCCAACAAAGCCGAAGCCCCAGCAACCCCTAAAGAAATTTCTGCCCTCGCCGCTTCATCACTTCAGCAAATCGGTGGTGGCGATATAACTTCCGTAATGTCGGGCTTGGCTAATGGTGAGGTCGCAAGTAACATCGCTCGCACAGCCGACGCTACCGAACGCATGGCAAACAAAGAAACTCCTAAACCCGGCCCACAAACTTTAAGATAACATGGCATCATCAACTCTAATCAAATACGGCGATTCACTTTCAACTGGCACTATTCAGCCTGGTCGCACGATGCACATCGACGCATACGGCCTAGCACAGGCACAGGTAACTTACGCTTTTGATATTTCAGCTCTTAGCAGTTTGGTAGACGTATTAGAAGCCAGTATTGTTCACCCTGATTCTGAAACGCTTGGATTTACGATGCGGTCCTACAAGTACTCATACGTAATTCAAAAGGCTAGTGTCGTTATGGTGACTGTAGACTTCGCTGGTGTAGATCGTTCAGCAGGTTACACGGACGCACAGATTAACGGTGTCTCCACATCAAGCGCGCAACCCATCGAGACTCACCCTAACTTCACTAAAAACACTGACACGACTATCGGGCCATCTGGTAGCATACTTGCTGGTACTCCTGGAGCGATTTATAATCGTGCAATCTTTAACCCAGTAGACACTGGCGGTAGTGGTGGTGTTCAATATACCTTTGGCGGTTTCGGTGTTGAAACAGACACAACTCAACCACCCAATAAAAAAGCCGGTGTACGTCAATTCTTACGACCCATGCAAACCGTACGCGGTCAAATGTTCTTTGACCCTTCTCAAGTAAGCAAAGCAAATCATTTACTAGCAACAGTGGGTAGAACATTTAATAACGATTCAGACGTAGCAAAATTACTAGCACCTCTTAATTCAACCGTTTATACAAAAGAAAAGTGCTTATTGACCGCAGCTAATACGGAAATAATTGGCTCACCTGTTTCTGGTAGAGCTTGTGCGATAAAAATAAACTACGACGTCATGTATTCTCCTTACGATTGGGACGCTGACATTTACGGCAAAGGACAATCCTCAATCTTCTAAACATGGACGATTTAGGATTCAATGGCTCTGGCTCGTTGTTTGTTTCTTCACGATTCAAAGCCGGTGATCCTGCGTCCGCTAAACAATTAAATCAATTAGCCTCGGCGGTTCAAACAGCACTGCCACAGCCTTATCTCGGCGAAGGCTCTCAGGTATCTTACACGGGTGGCGGTTCAATTATTCTAGGCAATCAATCAACACCCGTCAGAACGCTCTACCCATTTAGAATTTATATCAACAAAGTAGATTCGACCTACACATTCACCGCCAGACCAGGAACGATTAACGGTCTAGTGCCTTGCATTGGCGGATCTACGGGTGCGTCAAAACTTTTAACGGCTACGCCAACCCCGACAGGTACTTTAACATTCGACGGTGACGGCAACTGCTGGGTCTACCTAAGAGCCGGCCCTAAAGGTGGCACTAGTAAATACTGGCCTAATGATAACATCAGCGAACCGACTTACCCCAATGTCATCGCTTCAAATGTAATCCTAAGCGACACCGACGACTTCGGTTATATTCTAATCGCGTTAATTACTAAGAACGCAACGACGGGAACTGTAGCTACAAATCAATTCCTGAACACAAACGTTTGGTCGCAGCGCAACAAGTACACTTTGCCTAATTCATCGGTCTACTATTTCTGGCCTATTTAAGATGGAGCAGATAACGTCGAGACAGTTATTTGACGGTGCCAGATTTTACGTATTTTCCGGTTACTCAACTTATGTAGATACTACCGACACTAATCCGTATCCAGGGATGACTTTTTACATTGGTTCTTTGAGTGCTACTGCTTCTAATACTAACACACTCGGCATCGGTTCAAAGTCATTTGATTATGTAACCTCATCGCCACTTGTAACGATTGGACAGTTAATCAAAATAGAATCAACATCATTATACGTTCACGGATATATGCTTGGAGCTGTTTCGTCTGCCTATATTGATGGTGCAGGAATAACGCATATAAATGTTGATACTTATGAATTTCACGGTGAAGGGGTTAGCACAGAATGGAATATAACTCTGCAATTATTAAACGGCGGTGCAAATGCCGTACAAAATCCCAATGCACCACACATCGCCAAATTAGTAGTTGCAGATGCTCAACTATACGCTCCATCAACTTATGCTGCTCTAGTTTTAATTCCATCGCAAATTAACGATACTACAACAATAACTGCAAACACTCCAACGCACTACGCAGGCTATACATTCACAAAATGGAAAAAACAAATTGTTATTCGCGAGGACTTTAGTGATTTGCACAAACCGTGGTTAGGAACGACAATTACAATCAGGACTAAAATTGCTAAAACAACAACCACTTTGGCAGGCAGTACCGTAGATTATGAATTTAGGGATTATGATCATACCTTTACGGATGCTAATTTTAGCACCATGGCGGCAGGCTTTCAACCTGGTCAAACTTACCCCAATTACCCAACTCAATCTACTTGCACTACATACAGTGCAGACTACATAGATAATTTTACTTCTACATTCGAATACTTTTACAATTCTGATGGTGAAATAATAAGTCAGACATTAGTTAGTTATAGTTTCCCAGAGGATGGAAACCCTGATAATCCTCAGCCGTGGTCTTATGTTAAAGATGTCTCCCCCGGCAGTTTTTTTGAGCCCCCCACCCCATAATCGGTTTTCTTGACTGGCTCGCATAGAATAGGTCTTACCCTAAACTATGGCATCACAAGTAATAAACTGGAAAAGAGCTTCAACTTTTGGGGCTACTGTAACATACACGCCAGAAACAGGGTGGCCTACTAATTTAACAGGGGTTACGGTTACTTCGGACATTCGCGACGCTAACCGCAAACTCTATACCTGCACCGTAGTCCTGACTTCACCGACTACCTTCACGGTAACAAATTCATCGACTGACCTCTGGGCGGTTGGATCAGCATATTGGGACATTAGATTTACTGAAGGTGGCACCGTCTTCTTTTCTGACACGGTAGTCATTAACGTAATCGACAACGTCACAACCGCCTAATCCACGACCCAAGAAATGGCACTCGACATAACAGTCTTAACAGGGGCAACTCTTACGGCAACCGTTGAGGGTAATGCAATCTTAGCCAGCATCATCGCATCGTCGGCGACTTTGAATGTAGAGGTCGGTGTTCCCGGCCCTGCTGGCCCACAAGGCCCTGCTGGACAAAACGGACAAGGGGTCGCAACTGGAGGCACGACTGGGCAAGCCCTGGTCAAACTATCAAATGCTGATTTCGCAACAGGCTGGGCAACGATTAACTCCGCAGCGTGGGGTAACATTACAGGTACGCTATCAAACCAGACGGACTTATATTCAGCGCTAAATGGTAAATTGTCATTAACGGGTGGAACAATGTCGGGAGACATTATTATCTCGGCAACGGCAAGTAGTTTTACTTTAACCCCTCTAGGTTTCACTATTTATAACGACGCTGGCTCAATTGCTACTTTCTTTGGTTATAATTCAAGTGAGGCACAACTTCAGTTAAGCGATTCTAATCGAGCTAACGGCACTGTTCTAAGTTCATCAGGTATTCAGTTTAATGATTTAACACAGCAGACTACCGCCTACATTGAAGCCCCAATCGACGGCACAACTTACGGACGTAAAGACGGATCATGGAGTGCTATCAGCTCTGGCGGTGGAACTTGGGGTAGCATCACCGGCACACTCAGCAATCAGACCGATTTACAATCCGCGCTAGACGCTAAACTCTCACTCACTGGTGGCTCGATGTCGGGTGACATTATCTGGCCTGCGGTTGGCACTGGTAGCGATTCTCAGATTGGAACTTTTGGATTCGGTACGGAAAATTTAACGCTTGGACAGACTGCTTATGTTGAGCCACAGCAAATTAGAATTTACGATGGCGACCATTTAATCGGAACTAGTTTGAATGGTACAGGAATTACTTTTAATGACGAGACGGTGCAAGTGACGGCTTATGACCCTGCAGTTTTGAATGGTTATCTTCCGCTTACAGGTGGGACGCTCACAGGCAGTCTTGTATTATCTACAGATGTTTGGCAGTCTGGAGTACAAAAAACTATTTCTGGAAATGCAGTCGATGGTTATAATTACTCAGGTTATAATTTAGAAAGTGGCGGAACTGATGGTAATCCAAAATTAGTAATTTATGGTGGAAACACTGATGATGGATACGATTTTACAGCAATAATTGAAAGAGGTAGTTTAACATTTAAGGACGCAGTTTTAGACATAACTAGAATGATTTATGGTTCAAGTGGAATTACTTTCCCAGATTCCAGCGTCCAGACCACCGCCTTCATTCCAGCCGACTATCTCTCAACATCGGCCGCTTATTCAACATTCCTAACGCAATCCAATGCGTCCTCTACATATTTAACGCAATCCTCGGCGGCCTCAACTTACTTCCCAAAGCCAACAGGAACAACCTCGCAATATATCACAGGGACTGGTTCGCTAGTAACTTTCCCGCCACTCGGTGACAGATACCTAACATCTTCTACAACCACGCTCACAGTCGATAGCGGAAACGGTAAGACGATGACAGTCGGAACAGGGCTTTCCTATAGTCCTCAACAAGACATTACTGTATCGTACAACAATGCAAATCACATGCATGGCACAGTCCTGAGCTATAACTCAACGACAGGTGTTATGACTTGGGATAGCAACACTCACTCAGGCAGTGGCACTTATTCATCTTGGGAAGTTAATGTGGGTGGGGTGGCAGGGGCGGTTCTCCCGGTAGGTGGAACGGCAGGACAGGTTTTGTCGAAAATCAACTCGACCAATTTCAACACGGAGTGGGTTTCACTCGGATCAGCGTCCACGCTTGCATCATCGGCGGTTCTTTTAACTGCAAACAATCTGTCAGACCTTTCATCGTCATCGACTGCTCGCAGTAACTTGGGTCTTGGCTCGATGGCTACGCAGTCGACATCCGCGTATCTTTCTACCGCCGCCGCCGCTAGTACCTATCTTTCAATTTCGAGCGCCGCATCCACCTATCAGACACAAGCAGGAATGAGCGCGTACTTGTCGACTTCAGCTGCGGCATCGACTTACCAAACTCAGGCTGGAATGTCGGCTTATCTCAGCACTTCAGCTGCAAGCAGTACTTACATTGCTCAATCGTCGTTTGCTACCACTGCACAAGCAGAAGCGATGACATCGACCACCGCGGTAATTTCACCTGCTCGTTTCCGTGAAGCATATTTCAGCGCAAATGTAAATAAGCCTAACACTTCAACCTGGACAACTGGAACTAGCGGAACAGGTGGGACAAACGATTCTGCAACTTGGGACAATCGCCGTCTACAAGGCCCAACATCAGC